CCGCGCCAGAGGTATCCGTCATCCAAGGCTGCGCCCATACCCATGCAGGAAACGCCACGCTCGTCAGGCTCGACTTCGCACACCTTGGCGGGATGTTGATGATCAGTCGCTTGATGTCCCCATCAGCGACCGCTTGCAGATGCTCCGCTACAGCCTCGATAGGCCAGCCCTCGGTGAATGGCGCGGGATCAATATGCCGCCATCCACGACGCAGGAATTCATACAGGCTGTCTTCACACTCCGTCCGCTCGATATCACGGAGCATGTCATCGACATCGATCTTATGCCCATCAATCTCAACGAACGGCATGTTGAAAATCCTTCAAAGCATAACATCCTGCTCAGGGGTTACATGCCATCTGGATGGGCATTGAAACGAATCCCATCTGGCAGCCATCTTTGACGCATCCCTCCCCCTGTTATGGTTCCTAGCAATATCCGTGCTGTCAACGCTTGCAAATGGATATTTAGACCCAGACAAATTCATACCTCTAAGCAAATGAATCCAGACAGGAGCTGGGCCATTGCCGCAAAGTGCATTCATGGCCCTCTCCATTTGCCAATGCCATTTGTCATCTCCAACAGTAGAATACTTTCCAGAAGATCCGATGCATATACGGGGCCATTTTTCAGCAAGTCTCAATAGCCTAGATATGGATTCATGCATGTGCCAAACGGGCGCACCCCGAACTCCATGCGGCCATTGAAGTATCAACGCATCATTGTTTTCTTCTGAGCCATCAATCACATCGGGAATAACAGCCCATGTAGTTTGATATTCAATCCAAGTTGCGGACCAGTCATAGTATTTTTTCCAATTTACAGGCTTTCCAACTCTCCATGCTGAAAAGGCTCCGTTATCCAGCATTACACCCTGACCAATTTGATGAACAATCTTCACATCGCCCGGATGAGCATGTGACACGCAAAAAAACCTACCAGAAAGTGTTTCAATGACACTTCTTGGGCTTATAGGAGTTCCATGATAATGAATGGTCACTTTCTTACCTCGCAAGCAAGGCAAGATCCGCACGGGTTGCCATTCAATGGTGAGTAGCAAGACCAAAAGTCATCGACATCGTGTCCAAATTTTATCAATTCTTTTTTCACTTGCTGCTTTGTCATGCCAATCAATGGAGCAAACACATTCACACCATAAGCAGAGGCGCACACATCAACTGATTTGATAAATTCGTGCCTGCAATCTGGAAATCTTTCCATATCAGTCCAGTTGCAGCCTATCCATATGTTTGAAGCTCCAATTGATGATGCAACTGGTATTGCAGCAGCAATAAACAGTAAATTTCGCCCGACAAAAACAACATCGTCAGACTTGTGCAGGCTATCCAAATTCTTTTCAATTACATCAATGTTCATTTTCCTTGCAAATCTAATCATTGCAAGTCTTTCCATGTCCATGTGAGCTTGCCCATATTTGAAGAACAGGCCGATTGTTGGCCCGTTCAGATTTGCTATGCACCACGCAAGCGCACTATCAATTCCTCCGCTAAGAAGAACCAAGTTTTTGTACTTCACTTTGACCTCCTCATGATTTCAAAAACAATAATTGCCCCAATCATTTTTGCTGTAAGCATTATTGTGAAGGTTACAGGATTTATACTGGCGATCCCAAACGCTATTCCAGAAAAAATCACGCTATCGACCGGGACGCTAGCTGCGCTGGAGAGCAAAACCCGCTGATGCAGCGGACGACTAGACCACCTGTACACGGCATAGTCAACCATTTCCGAAATCAGAAATGCAATTGCACTTGCAGCAGCAATTTTGGGAGATGATGTTGCGAAAGAAATAGCCATTCCAACAAAAACTGGAGCAAAAATCCACTTATCACCTAGTTCTTTGTGAGAAAAATCCCTCAGAACAAGCCAAAAACCAACCAAAACAGCAAGTGGATGAAATACATATTGAGTTCCGGGTATGTTAATAACTCCTATGTACGAGAAAAGATAGTTTGTCACGGGAATTGCGGCCAAATACATTGCTGTAAATTTAAAATCTTTCATCTCCATTATCCTTTCCTGAAGTTCTCGATCAGATCCGCCGCCCTCCAGCAGATATGCTCCTTCATGTCCTTGCTTACTTCATCCTTCGTCATGTGCGGATACCAAGGATACTTTTGAGTATCCCATAATGCCTTCTGCCTCAGTGCATTTACCAAAGATTCAATCGTCATTTTCTTTCTCTACGATCAACAGTTCATAGCCCATGGCATTCACCATGGCCTTGAAGTAACTGAGCTTGGGATCTTTCCCCTCGTGCATCCATCGCTGGACCGTGGAGCGGCATACACCGGCCCGCTTGCAGATGTCTGCGATGAAGCCTGCATGATCCTCCAAGAGCACGCTCAGTTCATGGATCAGGGGATCTACCGTGTCGAGAGGCTGCTTGAAGCAGGCTCGACCAGCATAGTGCGCCCCCATGAGACGGACATCCTCCAGACGCATCCTGAGACGCGCCTCTTCCATCTCTTTACGCTGTTCAGCCTTTTCGTAGATTGTCTTGGACATCATTCTGCTGCCTCGCTGCCGATAAGATCATGCACCACTTGTCTACTGCAGACTTTGGAAACTCTTCAGAGCCGCAGCCTTCCTTCACGACCCTGCTCAATTCCCTGCCGCAGTAATAACAAGGATCATTGATTATTATCCCGCTCATCTTTCATCCTCGCATATTCCTGTTTCAATGCAATACGAGCAGTTTCATACGCAAGCGCAGCCCTTGGCGCGGAATCCTCGTCGGCTTCACGCACCATCACGACCGCATCCTCCAGCGCACGGATCAGGGAATCGATATCGGTCCCCTTGCTTTTCCTCGTCACCTTGAACGGGCAGAGGACATCCAGATCCTGATTGCGGTTGATGTAGCCGCCAAATGGCTGCGGGGCCTTCCCTCCCGGCCAAGAGAACGCGGAAGGCAATCGAGTATCCATCGGCCACTCCTCCAGCCGAGTGCAATGACCCGTGCCCTTGAAGTGCAGCCGCTTCCTCGCATCCCGATGCCATTCGGCGTAGATGCATCCCGAGCAGTTCATAGCTTCTTGAACCTCTCAGCCCTCAACAGCACGACAGGCTCAACATCCTGCGGGTCGTCCCGGTCCGTGCGACCGCCAATGCTAAGTCCGTCATGCTCATGGCCCCGATACCAGTATGTCCCGCCGACCGCATCAACAGCGATAACAAACTCTATGCCGCCTGCCCTCGCTAGCTCAAAACCCTTCACCCACTTGTCGAGCGAAAGCATGAAGCCGCCCATGTCATCCATCTGCTTCATGGAATAGTTGCGACACTTGATCTCTAAGAAAGCCTTGAATGCATCTCCCTGCATCAATGCATAATCAACAACATATGTAGGCCGCAACTTGATAGCCTTGCAAAGCCACTTATCCGCAACCTTCTTTGCGACACGCGCTTCTGCAAGCCTGTCCCTGTGTGTTTCATACATTGGCCTGTTCATAGATAAATCCCCATGAACATAAGAGCGATTGCCAGCGCGATCATGAACCAATGAACCTCTCGCATCATCGCAAATGACCCATGCACGGAGACGATTCGTTCTCCTCAATCTCTTTCACAAGATTGTCGATCACCTTCTCCTGACGCTCGACCTCGTCGGCAAGCTTCTGGATCAAGCAGGTGTAGTGATCGGCCTCGCATCCATCATAATGCGTCGCGGCGATATGAAGATGGCGACGTGCCAGTTTAACAAGCCTATGCATCGCTCATCTCCCCGCGCGCGTAGTTTAAATGGAAGCGCACATACCCCGATCCATCAGGCGCTGCGACCTCATAGCTCGTGACCTTGCCCAGCCGCGTTCTGCGCTGCGTGGCGTGAGGGATGGGATAAACGAAGCCGACCTCCAGATCGTCTCCATGCGCGTCCAAAAGCCGGTCACAGATCCTGCGGAGTTCCCCCAGCTTCATCGCTCGCTCTCCCCTCGGGCGGCTTCCTGTTCATACTGCGTGGCGATCCGCATGTGACGGAGATGCTCCTCGCTATGGCTCGGATGACGCATGGCTTCTGCGATGCGGACCTTGGCCGCTCCACGGAGCCAGTCGGGGCGATTCATCCATGCATCAAGTTGTGCTTTGCGGCGCGCGGATAGTTCAGGGCTGTATTTCATGGCTTGCTCCTCCCTCGGCATGGGTTGTCGTCCAATTTAGTCCCTGCGGTTTTGTGGAACCATCCGTTCTCCCACGCCTCGGCCATGCGCTTGCGGATGAGACGGTCGATGCGCTCGGCAATCCAGATTTCGTCGGGCCAGTTATCAATCGCCAAGCGTGCGAGACGTTGCCCATCGGTCTTCTTGCGGCGGGTCATGGCAAATAGTCCAACGCGAGAATGAGGCACGATGCAAGAGCCATCGCGACGCCAGCGAACATGATGGTCAAGCCCATCCTCTCGCCAACCGTTATTCCAAACAGGGATTTGTAGAACCGGAACACAAGTACCCCGACAGTATAGGTGATGACTCTGATAACGAAAATCATGGCTTGGCCTCCAGCGCAGCGCGCGCGATTTTGTCCTCACTCATGGCACGACCTCGATTTCGGGCCGCGGCGCGCGCACGACGTTGATGCTGTCGCCGGGATACAGCCACGCCCCGGCGCTGTGCCACTCGCGTTGCGGCGAGCCTTGATGGCTGGCAAGAACCTCCGAGCCAAGGACAAGAGCCGCGCGCAGCTTCTCGCTCTCCTCGTCCAGCAGCCGCTCGATCTCGGCCAGCAGGAAGCCGCGGTCGGCGTTCGCCACCGCATATGCAACGACGGGCAAATGCCCGCGAGGCCCAACCTCATGTCGCGTGCGAATCTCCGCGATCTTGTCGTCGTCGCTCATCATCCATCTCCTATACAAAATGCAACATTCTGCGACAAGAAAACGGGGAGGGCCGAAACCACTCCCCGTCCCCTCCCCTCAACTCAACTCAGGAGAAGCGCCAGATGCGATGGCCAGCCTTGCCCTTCTCCTCGGACTTGCGGCAGGTGAACTTCGCGCCGCTAGCCTTGGCGACCTTGCCGCAATAGGTCGAGGGCGTCTTGCAGGCGTCCGCCGGCACGAAGAAGCTCTGCCCAACGTCCAGAGCCGCCAGCGCATCGATCAGCGGCTGCTGCGAGCCACGGATACGCGCGGCAGGCATCGGAACGCCGTCCTCAATCTTGAAACCCTTAGCCATGTGAAGTCCTCCTCGTATGGCGAGCCAGTCTATCAAACTTGGTCATCGCACGTTCAGTCGCTGCATCGACCGCGATGCCGCGTGATGCGAGGTCTACGCGAACCTGTAGAAGCATGTCAAGCCCGAATGCAACAATCCTCGACAACGAATCTCGCTCCCGACGCATCCGCGCCAACTGAGCAGCGAGAACCTCCGCATCCGGCGTCATTGTACAGCCTTGTCGCGTGCAAACTTGACAACCCTACCCAAGGATAAACTCTTCTCGACAACCAGATATGCCTGCTCGCGATGCTCTGGCGCGGACGAGAACGCTATCGATCCATCAGGCAGTTCATACGCAAAACGTCGAGGATTGTTGCAATCAAGCTCGACACGCCTCAACCAACCGAACTCCCAATGCCATCCGTAAGGGATCATTCGTCATCACCATCAACAGCGCGCTTCACGCTCAGAAGAGCCTGCTTCAGCGCCTCTCGCGCATCAGGATCGAGGCTCCTAGCATTGATGGTAAGCTCGCGCTTTTCCACGATTTCCCCGGCAATCTCAGTCTGCCTGCGCTCCGTGTATTCATCGCGGAACCTAGCAGCCATGCTCTTTGACCAGACCCCGGAGTTAAACCTCTCAGAGACCAGTCCGATCATGCCCATATCTTCCCACCAAGCCTTTGCCGCATCTTGTGCAATGTTTAGGGAAGTGAAAAATTCCGAATGTTGCTCGGCCCAATTGAGAAGCGTAGCTTTGTCAACACCAAGCTTTACAGCAATCTGCGTCAGGCTGTTTCCGTTCTCCCCCAGCCGAATGACCTTCTCGCAGAACATTGGATGGTAGGCTGTTGGCCTGCCTACTGGGCGCTTGAAGAGATCCATGTCAGGGAGAGAGGCAACGCGATCTATCTCCTGCTGCCCGACGCCTAGGAGATCCTGAGCGTCTCTTCCTGAGTATGGTGGGAGACCGCGAGGACGGAGCTTGCGCTTTCCCGTGCCAGAGGCATTAGCAGCCTCCCCTCGCTTGGTCCGGGAGCCACGTTTCGTCCCGGCTCGCACGGGCGTTGCGACAGTCGCCGGCTCTCCTGCCTCTACGACAGGCGGCGATGTATCCCGCTCAGGTGATGCAGTCATGATACCCCCTGTTGACTGCGGCTCTGGCGCGGAAGAAGCGCCTGCACCGGATGAGGAGGCCGGGTCAAGTGTCTTCCTGCGGGACAGAGCCATGAAGGCTACCTAATCGAGTTGCGGCCCCCTGCCAAGGGTTTCGTGGACCCTCCCGCTAACCCATTGATCTAGGCCAAATCTTTCTTCAACAATCCTGTTGACATGCCCAGCGGGCATAGGCATCATCGGCCCACTACCTCAACCAAAGGAGATTGATATGAACGTCCTCAACACCCCAGAGTACCATGCCATCCTCGATGCGGTCAGCAATGGCCGTATGACCCGCGACGCGGCGGTCGCTGCACACAACGCTCTGGAGGCAGAGCACAAGCGGCGCGAGCTTGTATCCGCGCTCAATGTCGCCCTGTGCGTTCTGGAGGCCAGCGACGCCCCCGGCGCGGACTATGCCGCCACGCGCATCCGCTCTGCCCTCGCGAACGCTCGCTGAATAAACCTCAACCAAAGGAGACTGATTATGATGAAGCTCGGCTCTGAGACTGGTTCCCTGATCAACCACATCGCCTCGCGCGCGGCCTCGCCGCGACCCGAGGTCGGCATGGGCGCGACGATCCTCATGTGGTCGGACCGCCATCCCGCGACCGTCGTCTGGGTGTCCTCCAGCGGCAAGACGCTCAGGCTCCAGCACGACTACGCGAAGCGCATCGACAACCGTGGCCCGTACACCGAGGATCAGGACTACGAGTACTCCCGCGATCCGGGCGGCATCATCCAGACCGCGCGCCTCACGAAGCGCGGCTGGAGGCTCAAGGGTGGCGGCGGCATCCTGCTCGGGCGGCGCGAGGAGTACCGCGACCCGACGTTCTGACCTTTAGGCCCCGCCAGATCGCTTCTGGCGGGGCTTCACTTTCCTGTTGACCTGCCCGGCGGGCATGGGCATCATCGGCCTACTACCTCAACTGATGGAGATCGATATGACCGAACTGTTCTTCCGCTCTGGTTCCCCCATCGGCACCGCGCGCGTCCATGTCGATGGCGCGCGTCGTTTCGTCGTCGTCCAGCCGTCGTGCGGGAAATGCGGCGGGCTGGGGCATGGTCCGTGGCGTCAGGATGGCGGTC